CCTAAGCAAGTTGTAGAGCAAGTAATAGAAAGCTATCTTAAGCGAAGAGCTGGGGAGCCTATACGATGCATAGAGGTTTGGATGGAAAAGGTGTATGAGCAGAAGAAGCTTGATTGTGCTTCTAAGCAAAAAGATGAACTGATTGACCAAAGAATACGATATGTAAAAAATAACTATAGAAACTACCATTTAGAAAAGAATAGAGTGTATGTAACCTCAGGAAGTATACAAACTGACTTCTGCTTGTTTAAAGAGAGCCCTCTGTGGGAGAAGTTAAATCTTGATAGAGAAAGATATGATGATTGTAAAAATATAATGGGGAATAAGGAGAGATGAATCTTAAAATTGCTCCGCCTGATCTAGATTATAGGTATTTCCGTATGTATTCTTGTTGGGTAAGAGATCTAGGATTTGGTCTTGCCTGCATATACGGACTTCTGTTCTTCATGTCTAAAGTACATGGGTTTTGTTATGCATCTGACAAATATTTGGCCTCAGAGATGGGTGTCTCAAAAGATGTGATTAGAAAATCCTTAAGAGACTTAGTTGAACATGGGTATATATTTAGAAACACATATCCTATAAACCGTGGAGCTATAAGGCAGATTGTAATTTGGGAATTGGCTACTGACTATTGGAAAAATCATATGAGTAAGCCTCAAATACCAAAACATGTGAAAGAGAAATTTATAAAGTTCTATAAGGCTCAGCCTAGGCTATTTGAAACAAGAGAGAATAAAAAGTATGAGCTCCCACCCTTAAAAATAACCACAAGGAAATTTACACGTGATAGAATACGTAATACCAGGGAAACCAGTGACTTGGATGAGGGCTAGACGTAGGGGAAACATGTATTTCGATATACAAGTAAAAGATAAACAGAGGATGAGAAGATATGTTCAGGAGTCCACTATACACCCTATAGACATCTCTATTCCCGTAAGTGTGCAAATAGAGTGTCACATGCCCATTCCTAAGAGTTGGAGCTCTAAGCGAAAACTAAACGCTGTTTCTAAACCTCACGTTTCTAGACCTGATCTAGATAACATTTTAAAGTTTATTGGGGATGCTTTGAATGGAGTGCTTTGGCAGGATGATTGCCTTATTTATCGTTTTGTTATATCTAAGTTTTATGCTGAGGATCCTAAAACTGTGATAAGGATTTTTACTGATGAAGAGATACCCATTCCTTCTTGTGCTCCCATACTCTGATTACTTAGTATATTTCAACAGCTTTGAGGAGTTTTTAGACATGATAGATGAACCTTTTTCACCTAGCTACGATGTGCCCCCTCCTGACTTTAATGAATTTATGCTGTTTGATATGAGATAAACAACTACAAGGAAAAAATGAAGACTCTAATCGTATACACAAGAGACTCCTACTACAAATATGAAGAGCTATACTCTAAGCATATCTTCGAGGTTAAAGAACTGCGTGTGCTGTATGTATACACCCTTAGCAAGATTACTGGTGAAGAGGTTCTAGTCGCATGCTTCAACACTTGGGACTACTTCATCATTGAAGAAGAATACTAACAAACAAAAAGGATAAAATATGTTGATACGGTTTATTGACCAAGACGGCACAGAAGAGATTATTAGTGTTGATTCTATTAAAAGAATTACCGCTTGGACAGATCCAGACCCAGGACACGAAGCGAAGAAACAGCTACCAAAAAAATATGTGCATATCCACTTCAATAAAGGAAAATATTACGATGAAGTAATGTATGAAATTAGGGAGTGTGATTGGCGGGACCTGTGGAATGCTATTGAGAAAAAAGGTAATGAAGTATGGGGTGTAACCTTTCATGTTACCGACACTAGAGTAAGACATGATAGAGAGACACAGGTAGCGAAGGATTGGTACGATGCAATAGAAGATATGAAGATTGTAAAAAAAGATGAGTTTATTGTAAAAAAAGAGAAAAAGAAAGATGGAAAAGGGATTACATTAAGAAGATATCAAGCATTAGATAGTTAACATTCGATTCTGTAAACTTACCCCCCTCCCCTCTCCATTTTTAACAGGTGATATTGCTCGATGTGGTAAGAGGGGAGTAAGGTATTTGTTTTATTTATTTTTAGTCCCATTATAGCAAATGAAAATTTCTTGCTCCTTTTGAGCCGATAAATGAGACAATGGAGAATGTTTAAGTTCCAAATGATACAAAGGGTTTTTTAAACCCCCTGGGAAAACTACACTACGACTGCCACCGTGGAACTGTCCACTAAGCATAAGAGTTATAAAGTCCCGAACTTGCTCATGTGTGACGCCCCCTTCCCAACGCACATCTACGCTTTCCTCAAATCCTGTCACTAGAAATTGTTGGAGGGGGTATGTCTCTTTTAAGAGTTTTTCAACCTCAATACTTACTTTTGTTGTCATGTTATTTGCTCCTATGGGGTGTTATTTCTGTCTTGTTTTAATCTTATACTGAGTATATGATATAAGAGACATTAACACAACATAAAATATACGGGGTACATGAAAAACATTAAAAGCTTCTTAAAAGGACATAAGATAAAGCTTCAAGATCTCGCAGAAATGACGGGATACTCGCAATGCTATATATCCATGATCGCTAACGGTAAGCGGATCGTCTCTAAACATTGTTATAAGATCATTTTGAATGAAATTGTAAAGGCTTTGCCTGACGTAGACATTGAAGATATTAAAAAGGCGATGGAGTAATCTAATGCTTTAAAATACTCTTTATCCTACAGTAAAATAAAGAGTGACTACTATGAGAATGAGACAATACAATGCTTCTCCAGAATATATAGATGATCTTTGCGAGGCGTTGCTTGAGTGGGTAAAAGATGATGACGCTCTGATTATACCTCAGTTTATATCTAAAACTAAAATTGGATATCCGTTCTTAAAGTTTTTCATTCACCATTGCGACAAGGTTTGTAATACATTCGACATAGTAAAGTCGACTCTTTGCACTAGATGGCTCAAACTTGCCATGGAAATTCCAGACTTACCCGCTCACCGTGCTAAGGTGGTGCTACGTTATATGCATCTTTATGATTCTTTCGGTATAGATATTGAACAGATGTCAAAACAGCAGATCGAAGAGTCAAAGGTTCTGGCAGAAATGAAATACAAACTGGAAGAATATGGAAAAGCTGAACTTACAGAGCCGACTAAAACCCTCTACAAGCACAACGTTGACAAACGTAGAAGTTGAGCATCGCCTTAATGACTTTGTGCCCAGATCCTATCAGATTCCAGTACTTAAAGCCTTAGAAAGTGGCTTTAAAAGAGTTCTAGCTGTACTCCCTCGACGCGCGGGAAAGGATATCACTGCTCTCAACTATGTCATTCGTAAGATGTGGGAATGTCCAGGGGTCTACTACTACATATTTCCTACATACTCTCAAGCTAAGAAGGTAATTTGGGATTCAATGACCAATGATGGTAAGAGAATTTTAGACTACTTTCCTGAAGAACTTATTATTCAAAAAAACTCCCAAGAAATGAAAATTAGGATGAAGGCTAAAGATGGTTTTGAATCTCTGTTCCAACTGGTTGGATCTGACAACTATGATAGCCTTATGGGGACTAATCCTCGTGGGATCGTATTTAGTGAGTACGCGCTACAAGACCCTAGGGCGTTTCAGTATATACGTCCTATCCTTACTGCTAATGGCGGGTGGGCTTTGTTTATATCTACTCCTAGGGGGAAGAATCATCTGTGGCAACTAGCTGAGCTTGCTAGAAAGTCTCCTGACTGGTTCTACATTAAGCTATCTGTAGAGGATACGAAGCACATTCCAATAGAAGAGATAGACAAGGAGAGGCGAGATGGTCTTATGTCTGAAGATATGATTCAGCAAGAGTACTATACTTCGTTTGAAATGGGGGTCGAAGGTTCGTACTACTCTAGATATATGGATACGATGAGAAGAGAGCAGAGAATTGGAATGGTGTCTTGGGAGAATGGATTTAAGGTACATACTGCATGGGATATTGGAGTGCGTGACTCTACGACCATTATCTTCTTTCAGACAATAGGACAGACAGTAAACATAATTGACTGCTATGAGAACTCTAAGGAGGGCCTAGAGCACTATGCTGGAGTGATAGCTGCTAAGCCTTACCTGTACGGCACTCATATTGCTCCTCATGATATTCGTGTGAAAGAGTGGGGATCCGGCATAACACGCTTTGAAAAAGCTCGTCAGCTAGGAATTAAATTCACTATTGCTGATCAGTATGAGATCCCCGATGGTATAGAAGCATGCCGTAGTTTATTTAGCAAGCTGTGGATAGATGAAAAAAATTGTTCAGATCTTATTAAATCTTTAGAAAACTACCGTCAAGAATATGATATAAAACGTAAAGTTTATAAGCCGAGACCCCTTCATGACTGGTCATCCCACTTCTCTGATGCATTCAGGTACTTGGCTATCAGCTTACCTAAGACTAGAGACGGTCTATCTAAGGAAGAGCTAGAAAATAGATACCAACGTGCGATGCATGGGACTGGGAATAACCTTCCTGCTTTCTTTCAGGATGGAGGAGTGAGAGGCCAAATGTAAAAATATAGTTGTTAAAAATTGGAAACGCTGTAACATTGAATTTGAAACTAAAGCCCCTCAAAGATTACGGTGTTCTCATATCTGAAAATGCAACATATAGGCGGCAAAAGGAGTAGTATTAATGCCCATTTTCCCGAACCCAGGTTCTAATAGTTTTTACTCTGAGACAAGTGATGAAGACAAAACCTTGAAAGAAAGAATGGAGCATACATACGCCCAATCTATTACTATCAATCAAAGCTTTTGGGTAGAGGCTGACATTGATACTAGGTTTAAAGCTGGGGATCAGACCTTATGGAATGATATCTACGGAAACATGCCTGCCTTTAGAAGAAAAGTCTTTAACTTCAACCGTATTCGTCGTGTATGCAGTATGATTACGGGTTACCAAAGACGTAATAGAAAGTCTACTGTTGTCACACCTATTGAGAACTCTGATGATGAAACGTCCGCTCAGTTTTCTAAAGCCATGATTTGGGCTATGGAAAAGGATAACACTCTCTCTACTATCTCCGAGGCCTTCGATGGGGCAGTTACTACAGGTATGAACCTTTTATCTGTTTGGATGGATTATAGATCAGACCCCATTAATGGAGATATTAAGGTAGATAATGTTTCTTATAATGGTTACTTGATTGACCCTTTTTTCAAAAAACATGATCTATCTGACTGCAACTTTATTTGGACACGCAAGTGGCTGACTAAAACGCAGATCAAATCTTTACTGCCTGACCAGGCCCAAGACATTGATGGGATGAGCTATGATGGTAATAGAGATGGTAAGTTTCAGTATATGCCGGAGTCGTACAACTATGGCATGAAAGACCTTCTTACATATGATGAATATTGGTATAGAGCCTATAGAACTCAGAAGCTTCTTATAGACATTAAGACTGGTGAGACAATGGAGTGGAGGGGAAGCGTTGAAGACTTAGAGAGACTTTTGGAATATTCTCCTGAACTTGTTGCTGTAGATAATGAGGTGCAGACTTGTAAGCTAGGTATTGTAGTGCAGGGCCATGTGATGTATCACGGACCTAACCCTATGGGCATAGATCAATACCCTTTCGTACCTGTGCTTGGATACTATGAGCCACAGATTGCAGCTTTTGCCTGGCGCATACAGGGTGTGGTAAGGGGATTACGAGACTCCCAATATCTGTACAACAGACGCAAGGTAATTGAGCTTGACATTCTCGAGTCTCAAATAAATTCTGGATGGAAATATAAAGAGAACGCCCTTGTAAATCCTGAGGATGTTTTCCTTAATGGTCAAGGACGTGGTCTAGCTCTTAAAGAAGAATCAAATATGAGTGATGTGGAACAGATCATGGCTCCTCAGGTTCCTCCTTCTATGATTGAGCTTTCAAAACTACTTGGAGATGAGATTCAACAGATCTCAGGTGTTAATGAAGAATTGTTGGGATCTGCGGAGGACGACAAGTCCGGAATTCTCTCCATGCTCCGTCAAGGTGCAGGTCTTACAACTTTGCAGGTCCTATTTGATCAGCTCGACTTCTCACAGAAAAACCTAGGCAGAATATTCTTAGATCTGATGCAAGCTAACTTCTCTCCTGGGAAGATTGCCCGCATCACAAATGAAACTCCTTCGCCGCAATTCTATAACAAGGCATTCGGTAAATACGATGCTGTTGTAGAAGAAGGCTTAAACACGTCTACTCAACGTCAAATGCAGTTTAAACAATTGCTAGGACTCAGAGAGATTGGTATTCCGGTACCAACAAATCTTCTTGTAGAGACATCTACGCTTCAAAACAAAAAAGAGCTCGTGGAAGCGATCGGTCAGCAAGAAGAACAAGCAGCCCAAATGCAGCAGATGCAAGCACAACTTGCAATGCATGAGGCGCAAGCTAAGACTAAAGACCTCACAGCACGAGCTGAGGCAAACGTGGGACTCGGTTTAGAAAGAGCATCTCGCGTTCAAGAAAATCGGGCATTAGCGATAGAAAGGTTGTCTGAATCCG